CAGCCGTTCGCCTTGGCCCGCCGCTCAAGAACTCGCATGAAACGCAACTGGAGACCGTGACCGGCATGTTCTGGGATGACGCCGACACGGATGAAATAGCCCGCCTTCGGAAACATCGACGGCACCAAGCCTGCGAACGCAACGGGCTTCCGGTCTCGATACCCAAGCCACCAATGCCCCTCTTCGAAGCTCGGCAGCTTGGCTTGATCAAGGAAGGTCAGGCCGTGCAATTCCGCGAGTGTATCCTCTTCTTCGAGGCCGTCCACTTCACGAATGCGGTAGGTCATACCTTCATCCCCGCAAACCACCCGCCGCAGTCCTGGCACTGGAAACGATAGTACTTGCGGCTCTGTTTGACCTGCACGCCGCGCCGTTGAACATGCTCACTGCCACAGGTCGGGCAACCAACCTTGTCCTGATAAGCCTTGTAGAGGTTCAGGTTCGGGTGATTAGGCGCCCACGCCTTCAACCGCTCGTAAGCATTCGCCAGAAGCGCCGTGTCCTGCTTGCCGTAGCGGCGCATGGTAGCCCATGCCTTCGGATCACCCTCGACGCAGCCCCGCCAGAGCGCCGCACCCGTGTTGGGGATCTTGCGCCCCTCCCCGAGATACCTGCCGATATTGTCCAGTTTGTTGCTGTCGAACTTGAAGACGCGGCGCGCGATTTTCAGCGTGTCGATCGTCTTATAGGGGCTTGGCGGCTTGAACCCGTTGACGATGAGCCGGCTGTTGATCTTCTTGACGTCGAACGCGTCGCCGTTGTGGGCGCAGACAATGTCCGCCTCATCCAGGAGACCATGCAATACGCGGCATAGAGCCTTATCACTATACTTATTACGGCCATAACCAGCGAAGTCAGGAAGGCACGCCGTTTTGACACTCCGCTCGTGGCTCCATTTGTAGGACACCATCAGCATAAAGGTATCCCGCTCAACCCAGACAGCGCCGGCATAAGGTGGCCGCATGGACCACGACGTCATGAGGATTGGAGCGGTCTCGATATCAACGAATAGGAGTTTGGCTCCCATCAACCACCCGAGCCAGCGACAAAGCAGAACGTCGTGAAGTCGTGCGGGCTATTACGCCGTCCGCAAAGGTGGCTTCTCCCGTCAGGGCTGTCTCGTTCGGTTTCGATCTTGTTTGGCGGGATCGGTGTAAAATCGCCAGAATCATCATCCTGCAGAGCAAACCACTGGCCGCCAATTTGGCGCGCCCTTGCCGGCCGGCAATCCTGATCGTGGCAGCATGAGACAGCCCGATTGTCCGGCATCATCCAGCTATTATAGAACTTGCGATGAAGCTCCATGTCCTGCGGACGGTGACCGGAGTGGTGATCTTGAGCTACCGTGATTCTAACGCTGTACAGGAACACCATCAGCGCGCCCATCGCGACAACCGCCAGAACTAAGTAGCGGTTCTCGGGATAGCTCAAGTATTCTCGTATCTGTCTAATTCTGAGCAAGGCCCCCATCCTTTCGTCCAGACAATATGAGCCCCGCCGTATTGATCTCTCGCAACGGCGCGGTAGGTGATGACGCAGTAATCGACTTGGACTGATTTGACCGGCTCCGGCCGATCGAGCCACATGCAGAACAGGGCGGCGGCTGTAAGAGCGAGAATGATCGCTCTGATCATTTCGAATGCTTGAACTGGTAGATCTTGATTGCAATCTGCAAGCAGAGCCAGAGGACGCCCAGAATTGGCAGCACCAGCGCAGCCACGTCAGAGACTGAATGAAGCGCCGGGAGCCACCACGGACTTGCAATAGCGGCAACGGCACCTGTATCAGTCACGATCTCTCCAGTGGTCATTTCCAGCACCCGAGACGCCGGCCTACTTGATTGTGGACGCGGACCTGCTCGACGGTCAGCGGGGTGTCTTTTTTTGACGAGTACGTGATCGCGCGCCATGCCGCACACTGCGTTTCACTTCGCGTCACGGTCGTAAGGGTCCCGGCGGTTTGGCAACCAGCGAGAAGGCTTCCGAGCAACAGAGCGCTCAGCATCCTTGCGGGCCTGATTGGCCTGCTTAAAGGTTTCTTCCTCAGCGGCATTCCACTGAGCGCGGACACGTTGTTCACCGTTGTAGACTCCTATCGTAAATGCGGCCATGAACGCGGCGACGACCAATCCGGCCCAGAGAAATTCCTTCTTGAACACAGGCGAGAACCAGGCGGCAGCGAACAGCCCAAGCATGATCACGCTGCCAGTCCCGAAGTAGGCAATCAGGGGCATGATCCCGGCAAGGGCGATGTAGATTGCGCTCATTTCTGCCACCACTTCTTTGTCGGGCATTGGCGGCCCTCGCTCATGGCCTCGTAGCGGCCAGCGCCAAAGCAGGAATAAGGATCAGCCTTGAACTCAGCAGCCGTGAGCGCCTTCGGCTCATCTTTCTTGATCTGCTCAAGACCGGCGAGACAGAGCTTGCGTTCCTTGGCCCGGCGGTTGACCAGCCCCTTGACCACGCGACCCTGAGCGCGGGTCCACCCCATCAGCGCCTCACAGCCGCCGCGGATGTCGCCCTCATTCATCTTCTTGATGGTGGTCGATCGGCATGCGCCGGCAGAGCCGACGTTGTAGGCAAACGAGATCAGGGCGGCCCGCGTGTAGTCCGGGAGCTCGACATGGATGCAGCGTCCGATCTCGGCGTCGTACCGCTTCAGCTTCACCTCGAGCAGGTCATCGCATTCCTGCTTGGTGAACTTCTGGCCGAGCTTGACGTTCTCGGTCTCGCCATAGCACGCGGTCACGGGACGGCCCGTGCCAATGGTGTCCACCTTGGCAGTGAGCCACAAGCCCTCCCATGGCTTGACGTAGGCGACGGCGGTAGCAAGGGAGGCCGCGGTGGCGACCGTGATAGCCTTGTTTCGGGTTTTCACGTCTTCGGCTCCTGTTTCCAGAGCCGGGCCAGCGGGAACAGGAGCATGTAGACGACGACGTTAAGGCCCATGAACAGCCACGGGTTAAGCACGTCGTAGAAGGCCGCCAGGCCCAGCGCGATGCCGTTCACGGCGCCAAAGAAGAACGAGAGCCGGATGCTCCAGAGGCGGCGTAATTCCGCCTTCCAGTCGTCGATCAGGCGCATCAGATCTTGCCCACGGCCCAATCGTAGGCAGCCAGAAGCTTGGCCTTGATCTGGGGCCAGAAGTAAACGGTCAGGCCCCCGGCGAGGAAGGCTAGGGCATGGCTAATCATTGGCAGGTCGTCCTTTCGGTTGCTGCGGGTTGATTCCGCTGAGGTTGTGGTGATATGCTCCCGCCCCTTAAGTGAGGTGCGGAATGGATCGGTCAGTATTGGTTGTTCTTGGGATCTTGCTCGTGATCAACGCGGTCGGATTTGCCGCCGTTATCCTTCGCACGAACCGGATTGAGCAGATTTTGAACAGAATGCGCGGGTCAAACTGATTACTGATTTGAAGGGCATCAGAAGTTTATATAATTCTTAAAAGTTTGTTGGCGATGATCGTCGGTTGGCAGCGCGAGAACGCTGTGCTCGTTCCGCCCTGCGCCGTTCCGGTAAACGTCGGCTGTGTGAAGCTAGCACTAACTGTGTTGGAATACCCCACTGCGGCAATTCCGTTAACGGTGACGCTGCCGCCGTTTGTCATATTGTTGACTTGATAGGTAAATGAGGCGGCCCCGCCCGAGTTAGTGCCTGATGGCGTGTACGGGGGAAGGTTTGCTGTGACGAGTTGGTAAGACTCGGCCGAGCCCGCATTGCCAAGAGTCGTCCCAGCAACACCAAGCCCGACGCTGGTCAGGCGCGAAGCGGCAGACCCGCCCATATCGTCCTTGCCGGCAATAACTCGGCCACGAAGATCGGGAACGTTGAAAGTGGTGCTGCCGTCGCCGGTGCCATATGTGGTTGAGAAAAGGGAGAATAGGGTCGAGTACGTGGTGCGCGAGATCGCCTGGCCGTATGCTAGAACGAAGTGGCTGCTGGGAGCCGTCGCCCCCCAATAGTCAATGCTTGATCCGAGCGGAATGGCGGGGGCCGCCCCCACCCCGAATAAATAAAAGACTTGGTCAGAGTTATTGTAGACCGCTGCATATGGCGTGCCTTGGATTAGAACGCCGGACTGGAGCTCTACGCTCGGGGCCGGGCGTAGCGGCTTCGCGCCAAGGCCGTCAACGTTGAGCGTCACAGTTGCGCCGTTAGTCGTGTGAGGGGTGAAAGCAATCATCTGCCCGTTCATGAGAGCGAGCGATGTGAAGGTGCTGTAACTGGTCACGGTATAGGCCGTGCTCGAACCTCCAGTCGCAATAGCCCCGCTGATGTCGTCACGCCATTTTGCCACGTCAGACATGATCCCACGGGCGCTGTCGTTGACGCTAGACGGGGCCATTCCTTCCGCCCACGTGTAGGTGGCGTTGGCGTTACTTGCAGGAGTTTGGCTCCAATTAAACAGACCGGTGGCCATGAATTATCCTCTTGAGAAGATCGGGGCGCGTTGCTGGAGCGCGTTGCGAAGGCCGGCGAGATTGACCGGCCGGCGCTGGACGAACTGAATTGGTGGGGCCTGCATGGCCTGCTCGGCGGGCATTTGGGCGAACAGGCCGCCTCCGGTCTGCTGGGGCGCCTGCGGGAAGGTGGGGGCCTGAAGGAGACCGCCAGCCTGGGGAGGAGCGAGGCCGGCGGGGGCTTGTGGGGCTTGCGCCAGAAGGCCGTTTGCCGGGGCTGCGGGGGCCGCCTGTGCGGGCTGGGCGTCACCCGCGAACCAAGCCGCCTCTTTCTGGCGGCGCGCTACAAGGCCCGGATTAACCTCTCCGCCGGCCTTGTTGTACTGAAGGAAGATCTCCCGCGCCTTGTCGTAGTCGCCGGCCTTGACCGCTTGCCCTAGCCCGGATTGCTGCCAACCCGGTCCCGCGTTATATGTGAGGCTCGTTAGAGCGGCCCGAACCCCTGGGGGCAGGTTCGGGTTGAAAGCATCCACACTCGCCGCGGCCTTGCCGACCTCGTCTTGAAAACGCTGCTCGTAAATGCCCTTCAGTTGATCGGCCGGGATATTTTCATCGCCCGGCTGGGCGCGCGTGCCATAGCCCGACGAATACTGCTTGTAGTCCCATTGCGCCCGAGGGACGTAGCCCTCGAAACCCTTGATCGCGTCGAGATAGGACTGATCTAGCGACATGAATTTAGATCTCGAGCCTCATAATTGGGATTCTGACCGCGAGAAGCCGAAAGAGCCCATCTTCGGCCCCGGACTTCCCGGCGCCTTGGCTTGGGTCATCGGCCTCGTCGCAGCCATAGCGATCAGGCAGCTTTTTCTTGGGTACTAACGGCGAGCGCCGGTAGCTGAAGGCGTCACAGCCAGGCCGCCAGCCGCACCGCGGCCGAGCTGCTGAGCAATCTGCCGGATGGTGTCGATCCTACGGGTGGCCTCATCGACCATCCGCTGGAGTGCAGCCGGGCTCATGTTGGCGCCGCGCTGCAAGAGGATATCGGCCACAGCCTGCCGGACCTGCGCAGTATTGCCGCTTAGAGCATTCTGGCCCGCGGCGAGAGCCGTTCGCATCGCCCCGCCCCAATTGCCGGAAAGAACCTGGCCGACCAGCGTGGGATTTACGCCCATGGCGTTCGCATCGGCCAGATTGTCAGCAGTCCGAGAACCGCCAAGCGCCTGGTTGCGGGTTTCGAACATGGTCATCTCGCGGCCAAGGCGGCGCTGCATCATGTCGTTGCCTGGCGCAATCGCGCGGGCCTCGTCACGAAAGGCGTCGGAGGTCAATGGACGGGCCTTGTTGACGCCATAGGCTGCGCTCTGGGCCTGCTCAACCAGGGGGTCAACATAACCTGTGCGGAATGCTTGCTGGCCCTCCCGCGTCAACCGGCCAAAGGCCGGAATGGTGTCTTCGGAGCGCCCACGCAAAGCAGCCGCGCGGCCGTCTTCGATTGCTTGGATATTGCGAGAAGCCTGAGCATAGTTCGCATTCGCCGCTCGGTAGCCGTTGCTGGCGTTCTCCATGGACCCATCAAGGGCACCAACCGCCTGCCGGATCAATCGAGCCCTGTTGCCGTAGCCCTGTTGCATGGCGTTCTGAGCTGCATCGGCCATGTCACTTCGGATGCGCTCAACGGCAGGGAAGTCATTGGGATTAACGCGCGCCAGCCGCTCGCGGAAGCCCCGCAGGACAGCCTCAATGCTGTCGTTTGGAGCCTGCAATACCTGCCCAGGCTGCGTTCCGATGGTGCGATCGATGTTGTTGAGTGCCGGCACCACGTCTACCTGCCCGGCGCCAGCTCGAGCAGCGCCGTATTCAGCGTCAGCCGCTGTTCGGCGCGCCGTCTCCATAGCCGTTCGCTGCTGAGCGGCAGTCTGGGGCGCATTGAAGCCCTCGGAGAGAGCCGCGGCCACCCGCCGGCCCTGATCGGCCTGGCGGCCTTCCAGAGCATCCACAACAGCCGTTCGACCCGCTCCAGGAGCCCGTGCGACCGTCGAAAGCATGCGCTGGCCGGAATTGCCGAGAGCATCCGCAAGGTTGAACACGCCCTGCCCTTCATTGGCAGCCTGCACCATGTTGAGGCTGATCTGGCTCGGAGACTGGCCGCTCTCCTGGATTGCTCGAGCAACCTGGCTCTGCGCAAACCCTTCCGGATTAATCCGGGCGCGAATGTTGCTGATCACGGGCGAAAGAGCTTGCCCTGCCAATGAGGTCAGACCAGGAGCAACGGCGCCTACGCCGCCACCAATAGCGCCGCCAAGCAGCGCGTTGTTGAACCGCTCGCCGATCGAATTGCCCTCTCCGGCGCCAGCCAAAGCGCCCATAGCAGCGCTATCCCCGGCCGCCGCGGCCGTGCGGCCAAGAAGGCCGGCGCTTGCAGGAAGCGCACGGGCGAACGAAAGGCCGCCGCTAGCAGTGCCGAGGCCCGTTCCGACGCCGCCAAGAATTTCCGCCGCCGTGCCCGCCGCGCCCGTGTTTTTGCGCGCGTCGTCCATAATCAGGTCTTCGCGGGCCTTGGCGTAGTTGTAGCCTTCACGAGGGCTAAACGTGCCTCGCTTGACCATCTCGAGCGGCGTCGAGAGGCCAGCAAGGATCTCATCGGCGAGATTAAAGGACGCGCCCTGAGCAAGGCGGCGAGTTAGGCCGGCGCCGGTATCGACGCCCTTGGCCTGAAGCGCGTTCCGCTCGTCAATCGCGGCTTGCTGATACTTGTCTGGGGCGGGCGCAGTCGGCCTCTTCAGATCGTCAAGCGACACGCCCTCACTGGCAACATAGGCATCGATATCCGCCTCAGGAGCATTCTGGGCGATCATCTTGGCGATGTTGCCCTTGATCCGTGCAATATCAGCCATCAATCAAGACCATATTTGGCTTTGAGATTGGTCGGGGCCGCGGCAGCAACTGGAGTGTCTGGATCAGTCCCGCCGTTGGCGGCCCTCCTAAGCTTGCGAAGTCCGGTGTCAACAGCTTCCTTGAAGTCCAGAAGGGCTTGCTTGGCCTCTGCCTCGCCTTGCGCGCGGTTCAATCTCGCCATAGCTGCGCCCGCCTTCTGGCCCTCAATGTCAGTGATGGCGCCGCCACCCTTCAACATTTGATAAGCTGACAAGAAGGACACGCCAGTTAGCTGCTCATAACGAGCAAGCGCGTCTGCACCGGCGTTACTGTGCGACCATTTCGGGCGGTACTGGTCAAGCTGGCCAAATACCTCGTTGAAGCCTTTATTGTTGATGAATTGATCGATCTTTTTCTTTGTTTCTTCGGCGTCGATGTCTGCGCCGTTAGCAAGCGCAGCTTGCGCTACCCCCTGGGCTTGTCCGCGCTTCTCGGCTGCCTCCTTGCCGGCAACATCCTTCGATTGCGTTCCGACCATCTGGCCGCTGCGCTTGTCGATGATGCCCCAAGAAGTGCCGAGATCGACCTTGTCAACGCCGCTGGAGATCTTCACGCCTTCCGGAAGCTTGGTCTGGATCGCCTCGCCGCTCTTTCCGGTCTGGATCAGGACAGTGTTTCCGTCCTTGTCCGTGCCATACTGAGGCGTCAGCGAGTATTCGCCTGACGTCGCCCTCTTCTGTTGCAGAAACTTAGCAAAGGCTGGGTCTTTCTGAGCGCGTTCAAACTCCTTAATATCTTCGGTCGAGCCTCCAATGCCCATGACGTGCGGCAGGACGGAGCGAAGCAGGACAGGATCAGCCACGATGTTCTTTGCGAGAGCGGGATCGATGCCCTTCGCGACCAAGAATTGCGCCGTCTGATTGTTCGGCTGCTGCCCAGTGAGCGCTCCAATCAGCGAGCCGCCATTGCCGAGGGTCTGAAGGTTTTCGTTGAATGCATTCAGGAAGCCGCCAAAGCCCTGAGGCTGCTGCGGCGCTTGCCCCTGCGTCGGCATCGCGTTCGGAGGGGTCATGGCCTGCTGCGGCACAAACTGGTCAGGGTTGCCGACACGCGGCATCTGATAGCCGCCAACGGCGATCGGGTTGGGTTGCTCCGCTTGCGGGAAGCCCTGAGACTGCGGGATCATCGCAGTGCTTGGCATCAGCCGGCTCAGGAGGCCGCCGTCTCCGCTGTACGTCGAAGGGCTGTAAAGATAGTCGAGGAGACCAGCCACTTATGCGACCTCCAGAGCCTTGTCGGTTGCGAGTTTGTAATCGACGGCCTTGTACGGCCCGATCTGGCCAACGGCTTCAGGCGCGTACTTCTCGACGTCCTGCGCCATGAGACCGATTTGGAATGCGGGCTGGCCCTTGTAGCGGTAGCGATAAACCGGCGTGCCGTCGAAGAGCGTTCCGACCTGCGTGATGTCTTCCTTGGCTCGACGGTCAGAAATGAACTTGAACATGTTCTGCATCGTAGACCCGCCGCCAGTGCCGCCGCCAAAGAGAGAGCCGAGACCACCAGCGATCGTGGCGAACTGTTGCGCTCCAGACATTTGCTGCTCGCCAGTCCGCGTTCCGCTTGAGGAACCGCCAAGTCCCGCGATGGGGACACCAATCTGCGCAAGGAGGCCAAGATTCTGAAGCGGAATGCCGAGCTTCTGAGCCTCAGCCGCGAGGATGTTGTTGGCTCCCGAGTTGAGTGCATCCTGGCCGGCGCCGATTGCACCAAGGCCAACGCCCTTATTGGCAAGATCCTGCTGGTTGAGACCGCTCAGCAAACCTGACGTGGAGTTTCCGGCGTTGTAGAGATTGCCCGCCGCGCCCTGCTGGTTGGCAACGTTCGCGTTGTACTGAGCAGCGATCGTCGGCGCGATGCCCTGAGAGATGCCGCGGCCAAGCGCCTGAGCATTCGCGCCAGAGAAGTCGCGTCCAGCCGCAGCGAACCTGCTATTATTGGCGTTCGTGATGTCCGACACCATCGTGCTGATGGCATCCTTGAAGCCGGCCGTATTGTAGGGATTGTAATCCGTATTCGAGGCCAGCGGCTGCGTTGCCTTCTGGTAGTCGAGATAGTTCTGATTGATCGCGCCGGTCTGGTTAAGCGCGCCGCCGCCATTGAGCAGGCTCGAGGTGTAGTTCTGCACGGCAGGTGCGTATTGGCCGACGCCAGACGCGTTCTGCTTGATCGTGTCGAGCGCACCGCTCTGAGCGCTGGTGAGACCGGTCTGCGGCAAATAGCTGTTGAGCTGCCCCAGGATGCCCTTGAGCGTGTCCTGTGCCGGCGCCCAAGGCTGGGTCTCGGACTGCTCGGTCTGAGTTTGCTTGCTAGTTCCGCCCAAGGCGCTTCTCCAAGATGACGTGTTCGGCGCGATAGCCAGTCAACACCCGCTCCCAACCTTTGCGGCCATAGATCCGCATAGAGGAGCAGCCTTCGTTTTCTGCGTACTTCTCGATTTCAGCGAACAGCGGAAGCCAGCGCTCCCGATCGTAGCCAGAGCAGGCCGTCAACACACAAATCTTGCTCAATGGCTTCACGATCTGCGTTGTCGCAGCCGCCAGCACTTCCTTGCCGTCCCAAGCGATCCAGACGAGCTGCACTCCGCTCAGAACATCAGCCTCGATGTCCGCAAAACTGCTCAGTCCAGTCCGCTCGATAGCCGCCCTGATCTTATCCCGCACATGCGGCCACATCTCATCGATGCGAGCCGGATCGACGCAGACGAGCTTAACGCTCACCCGCGCACCGTCACTACAAGGCCGGAGCGAAAGCCGTTGTTGGCCGACACATAGTACAGATTAAACGTCCCTGATCCGCCATCACCCGCGCCCAAGATCGTCGCGTAGTGATATCCCTCAGACAGACGACGCGATGCGGTAGCCGCAACCGGGCGAAGCGCGCCGCCCGTTCCGTCAGAAATGGCCGCCATACCATCCTCTGCCGTTGCGCCGTCAAATCCGATGGCAGCATAGACAGCGACGCTACCCGCGCCGGGATAGCCTGACCCCGCGATACTGGCTTGCACAACCTCATCAGCCCACGTCAGGAACTCGCATCGAACTTCGCTGTTGAGTTCAACAAACGTTGTGCTTGCCGTGCTCCGGGTGGCCGTTATGTGATTAACCAGGCCCTTAGACCCGCGATTGAAATACGAAAGCACAAATGCCTGCGTCGAGCTATCAGCCCATGCCGGTCCGGTAATGACGCGCGCCATGCCCACCAATGAGCGGGCATCGTCTCCGCTCTTGATCTCAACGCCCTTGTTGCCCGATGTCGTCGAGGTGGCGTGGCCCGTTGTCGAGGCTTCCAGCGCGTTTACGACACCGCCGCTCGCAGTGGCATAGATAAAATAGGTCGTCCCGGACGATAGGCTCGTCGCCGCCAGCGACACGCCGGCATCAGGAACGGTGCAGACAGAGCCGTTGACGATGATTGCATTGCCATTGTGCGGCGAAAGCAGGAGATTAGATCCTGACTTCGTTAGTCTGCATTGACCGCCGTACTTTATGGCCGCGATTGCCGCCGTATTCGCCGCGACATCGGTTTGCAGCGTCGTGACATCGGATTGCAGCGCTGCAATATCTGTCGTCGCCGACGTGATAGCACTGGCCTGCTGTTGCAGGGCCATGTTCTGCTTCTTGGGGTCAGTCTCAAGCGTGCCGGGCGCGTAGACCATCAGGTAAGACCCTCGGTCCTCACGTCAGGCTCGACGCCGGCCGCATACGTCCACGACGTGGACGCAGGGATTCGCACCTTGAACCGCGAGTAGCGCGTCGAGCGGCGCATATCGCAGCGTCCGGTTCGCGAGTTGCGCACGACCTCAGCCGTAGAGGTTGGAGTGTCCTGCTGTGTCTCGCGATAGGAGGCTGAGCCGTAGAACGTCGAAGCGTCCGTAACGGGCCGAAAGCCGTTCACATAGATCCGGCGCCCATCTGTACCCTGCTCTGCCGTCTCAAGCGTCGCCTCGAGGTTAGAGCCCGAGAAAAAGCCCATCTTGTGAGCACTTGAGAACTGTGCAATCAGCGGCTGGGTCGAAACTGCGAAGCTATCCAGAGAGGCGCCAAGCGCGTCGATAGACGATGACAGCGAGTCCAGGTTTTCGAGCGTAATGCCGGGCTGCGACATGCCCAACAGATATTCGCCGGTCATATCGACCGTAAACCAGCGGTCTAGAACATAGTCGTAACCGATGATCTTATCATAGAGCCCGGTCGTTCCAGACGTCGATTTATAGGCCCAGAACGCTCGGGTTGATCGCGGATCGGATGCGCCGATGAACATCCGCAGTTCAGTTTTATCGAGATCGTTAAAGAACGTTCGGTCAACCTTCTCGCGGCCAATCGGCTCAGGAAGACCGCCAGGCGCGATCTTGAAGAAGCCCTGAGCGGAGTGAAAGAACGTATAGATCCCCGCACGCACGATGCTGTAAGGCGCGAACAGACCCTGATCCTGCGCAATGCGCTCGATCTGGAAAATCAAGTCTGAGCCAGGGATGTAAGACATCCGCCGAATGGCTTGGTCCTGAAAAACAGTTCCGAACTCGCCGCCGGCCACACCGCGGACAATGCCACCGTCAGGAAAGTCCTGATAGTCTGACTGATTGGTGCCTGCGGTCCAGCCCGTGGTGTCATTCAGCGCGGACCAATGAATGCGATACGGATTCGAGAGAAGGCCGGACAGCACCAGGAAGCGACCCACAACCGAAATATATGACGCCTGCGGCGGGGAGCCGGAGTTATCAGCAAATGCGCTGGACGAAGCCAGGTTATAGACCTGAAGCACAGCGTTCTTCTGGGTGGCAAAGACGAGGTTGCCAAACTGTGCAAACTGCCACTGCGCATCGCTCGACAAGGACGAGTAGATGTGCGTGACCGAATGCGTGCCAGATCCGGCCGACGAGGTATTGATCGCCGCGCCGCCCGCTGTTGCCGACACCGTGAACGTGTTCGCCGTCAGAACCGTTTTGACGTAGTATGTCGTGCCGGGCGTTAATCCGGTCGGGAGCGAGCCCGATGTCGAGAAAACGACGGGATCATTGGCCACAAATCCGTGCGAAGCGAGCGTCACCACGCCGGGGCTGGCGTTCGAGATCGTGACGGTCGCTACCTTTGATACCGGTGTCCAGGAATAGTCCGTGTTGTTGGCGAGCCAGAGACGATCGCTCGTCCCGGCAAACACGGCCACTGAGCCGTCAGACTTGAGTGCATAGAACGCGCCGCGACACGCTCCAATCAGCGCCTGCGAGAGGATGGCGAAGTCAGGAAACGGGCCGTAACCATCCGCTCGCGGTAGCACGTTGTTGATGTCGTGCGACTTCGTTTGGCTCTCATAGTCCGAGGTATCAGGGTTCCATGCGCCGAACGGGAGCAGCGGCATTTAGGGGACGACCCCGGGCAGCGTGATCGTGCTCGGGCCTGAATTGGCCGTCTGGCGCTCGCCATGAGCGTTGAGCTGATCGATTACCGTCTGCGTGGCAAGGCCCCAGACCGCAAGCCGCTCATCGTTCTGCATGTACGGCGCCGCCTCGAGCAGAGAGCCGTAGAGGTACAGGTCGGGCGCCAGTGTCATCAGCCAATTGGTGGTATTGGTCGCGAGTGCCGGAATATTGCGCCGATAGATGACCTGGACGGTGAAGTTCTCGTTCGGCGTCGGCGCGAGCTCGATCTGATCACCCGTGATCGAGAAGTAGACCGGCTGAGCGGCGACGTTGTCGATGCTGAAGCGGTAATCGTCCATCTGGGTCTGCGTCATGAACCCAAGGCGAGGCTTGCCGACAACACCACTAAGCCGAACGCTGCGCATCGTCTGGAAGTCGGACGGCAGATCGAGAAATTCAGGGCTGGCCGCGCCGGTATCGACGGTAAGCGTGCTCCTGGTCTCCATCTGAGGATGGAGCAGAACACGGTTGAATTTGGCTTCGGCAAGCGTGACGAAGTCAGGGATGCGCGACGTCAGGTCGTCGCGGGCAAGCCAACCAGCAATGGCGGACGTGAGATCCGTGTAGTTGGCAAGTGCCATTTAGACCTTCCGGCTCTTGTGTTTGATGATTGTTTCTGTTAGTGTTTTAGACAACGGAGACACCCATGAGTCACAAGAGATTTCATTGGCCAGAAATGACCGGCGATTACCTTCGCTCAGTCGTTGAATACAGCCCTGACACGGGCGCTTTTACTTGGCTCGAAGACCGCCATGGACGAGGCGGGAAAAGCAAAGCGGGCACGCGCGCCGGCAGACAGAACAGCAAGGGCGCGATCGCGATTATGATCGACCGCAAGGACTACCACGCCCACCGACTAGCCTTTCTCTGGATGACCAACAGCTGGCCAAAGGGCATTGTTGACCATATCGACAGAGACCCAACCAATAATTCATGGGCCAACCTACGCGACGTTACGTTTGCACAAAATTCAGCTAACATCCTGCCAGAAAGGCTGTCCAAGACAGGGTTGCCGCGAGGCGTCTACCTCCTTCGCAGCGGGCGATATCAGGCTCAATACGGTCGAGGCGGATATGTTGGCGTATTCGACACCATCGAAGATGCAAGCGCCGCCGTACAGAAACTGATCGAAACGCGCGGCCTGACTGAATTCTTGCCTAAATGCGGCCCCTAAACGTGCGATATGGACGGTTCTGCTCGTTGTTGAGCCACCACTTCACAAAGTCTGTGTCGCCGTCTTTCAGGCGCTTGGCGAAGTCGCGGTAGAAGATGTTGAGGGGAATGCTCGCCATCTTCGTTCCGACCGCCTCATCACTGAAGCGCTTGCCGTAGGAGTCGTTCAGGCTCTCGCGGTTGCGGGCCAGAAGCTCTTCCTCGACAAGGTTCTCGGTCTTGCGGAAGCCAAGACCCTTCGCCCGATCCACCCAATAGACGTAGTGGCGCCGAAGGCCGTCGTCCGAAAGCTTCTCGAATTCCCAGAGGTGATCCGGGATGCGAGAGGGGTCAGGCAGCGATGTCATCGGCCCGTTCGGCGATCTTCTTCGAGACCAGAACCTTGGCCTCATCGATCGGAAGGCGGATGGTCGTGCCGGCCCAGATCTTGGCGTTGACCAACACCTTGCCGTCCTTCTCAATTGCGCCGTAGCCAACGCCAGGCGTAGCGTGCGGCTTCATCTCGCGCTCGATGAACTTCTCGGGCTCGATGACTTCCATCTTGCCCAGAGCGTTCTTGCGCTCAACCTTCTCTTTGAGATAGCCGACGATTTCGTAGGCGCCGAGCGGAACGTAGTTCTTGTTCAGCACGACGGGGAACATCTTCGCTTCATTCTTAGCCTCAGGAGGGCTCATGTCCGGTTCCTTGGGTTTGCGCTCATAGACGCCTTTCGGCATATTGGTTAGTCCCACGCGAAGGTGCTGACATTCGCGCAGAAGCGCAGGCCAGGACCAATACCGTAAGTGGTGTAAATTCGCTTGCCGTCAGAGGCCGTGACGCCAATCACGTCACCGTAACGAAGCGATCCCGCGGCTCCATAAAAATAGAGCGGCGACGTTTCCTCAACAGCAGCAAGCGTGTCTGAGGTTGAATACCGCCAGATAGCGGCCGAGTCCGGGCTGCCCTGCTCAACGAAAACCAGATTCGCGGCGTTGAATGCCATTTTAATTCCTTCGGAAAGAGAAGGGGCGCCCCGTAGGACGCCCCATAGAGATTACTAGACCGCAGCGCTAAACGGCGTTGCGACGGTGCCAGTCGAAGAGGTGTGGCCAAGTACGCGCCAGAAGCCCGTCGCCACGTCCTCAAGCTCGATGTAATCGCCCTTGACGCCGCCGGTCGTGGTGCCGTTCAAGGTGATCGTGTCCGAGGTCGAAGCCGTTTCGTATGCGACAACGAGATTGCTCGCGCCATCTGTCGCAGAAACAACAACGCCCTGCATGACATCGGTCGAGTTGGCAACCTGGATTTTTGCGCTGTTCGACGTGATGGTCGTGTGAACATGAAAGCGGTAACGGTCTCCGCTGCCGGTAGAGGCCGGCAGGGTGACAGTCGCGCCGGCTGCAACCGCGAACAGGAGAACCGGGCCGTTTGCGTGAATATCACGGTCAGCCGTAATGGCCGCCGTGATGCTGATGGGAGCGAAGGGATAAGCCATGTGTGCGTCTCCTTAGGTCGAAGAGGTCAGGCCGAACAGGTCGGCGGCAACGCCGTGCGCAGCCTCATTCGAGACGAGCAAGGTGTATTCGGTCACGAGAACGCGCTTCTCAGCGTCGCCCGTCTTGGCCGGCTTCTCGAGCTGGATGTCATCGAACACGCCGAGCGACACCATGCGCGGGTCGATCAGGAAGGCGTTGCGGGCGACAGTCGCGCCAGCACGCGCCATCTGGCGGTTCGGAACAACCGAGATCGGGCCGAAGTCCGACAGATACATATCGGCCGCGGCGACGATGGTGGTCTGGCCCTTGCTCGGGGTCTCGTAGCGCTGCGGAGCAACGTTCGAGTCCGACATGAAGGTGGAGAACACCGTCTTGGTGTACGGCGCCAGCATCAGGGTCTTCGGCGAACCACCCGCGTTGTAGGTGGACAGGATCACCGAATCCAGGATCGCCTTGGTGAAGGCGCGCTGGGTGCCGTTGGTGGCCGCATCGACAACGCTGGTCGAGGTGTTGAAGCCGCCCGAAGAACCGCCCGAGCCCATGGCGTCGTTCGAGGCGAGCCATGCGCGGAAAGCACCAAGCTTGCGGTTGGTCGCGCCATTGCCGGAGCCCGCGGTCGATGCCTGGTTGCCCAGAACGATCGCTTCCATGTCGATGCGCAGCTCAACGCCCTTCTTGGCGACGTTGTACGCCAGTTCCGACTTGCGGCCAGCCTTCGAGGTCTTGTCCTGGGTGCGCGAGACGATGATCTTCTTGTCGGAGATCTGGGTGTAGTTGCCGACGCGGGTGGGCGGCGTGATGGCGTCGTAGTTCCAGTCGTTGCCTTCCGGCTGGTTGTTCGCCGTGTCGGGCGAAGCCAGGGTGTCCAGCAGCCACTCGGGATGCGTGGAGGCGACCGGCTTGCGGCCGATCAGCGACAGGAACGGGGTCTCTTCCGGGGTGATCTGATAGATCTTGTCCGCGAGCTCTTCGCGGTTGCCGCCAGCGGCGCTGACGTCGTAGGTCTCGTAGGTATTGCTAACCTGAGCCATCTCGGCTCCTCCTATGCGTTAAAGATCAAGGTCCATGAGGGAGCGCACGCCGGCATCGAATGAGCCGGTCTTGCGCAGTTGCTCGCTCCTGACCTGAGTTTCGCGGGAGGATTTGGCCTTCGGGTCCATGCGCTTCTTGCCCGTCAGAACGGGCTTCGACTGCACGGCTTGCTTGACGGTCGGAAGGGTCTTGCGAGCCCTGCGATAGGCTGCAAGGTCGCGATACACGCGATAAAGCCGATGATCGATCGCGCCATCCAGCTCCTCCGCAGAGAAGCCGTATTCGCTCATCGTATCGACCGCTTCGGTCCAGAACTTCCCGTAGACCTCCGGCTTTTTCAGCTCCGGCATGGCGTCGAGGAGAAGCTTGGCTTCGCGTTCGCGCAATTCCTTCTGCTGGCGCTTTTGCTCTTCAGTCGCCCGGGCCTGCGTGGCCTGAGACGCCTGTTGCAACTGCGTCAGTTCTCCGACCTTCCGCTCATAGTCATCCTTGAGCCGCCAATAGCCGACCGGGTCGAAGTTGGGCGACTTGTCGTCCATCATCGAGGGGTCTGGCGGCTGAGGAATGAACTTCTGAGCAACCTGAAGGATTAAGTCCCGCTGCTCCTGCAAGGTGCGAGCGTGTTGTTCAACCTCGGTCTTCTGGGTCGCGAGAGCCTTGCGCTCTTCAGCGAGTTCCTGAGTGCCGCGGGTGAACGAAGCTTGAGCGAGATATCCGCGCTTGAGATCCTGAACGGAGATCACGGTGCCGTCTTTCAGGCGCACGTTTGCAGTATCGGCAGCAAACTTGCCCTGCTCGTAACCGGGTCCGTCGTTCTCTTCGGCGGCTTCCTCGTCGGACGACTCCTCGGCCGCCTCTTCCGTGGCCTCTTCGGCTTCGGTATCGGCTTCCTCGGCTTCATCCTTTTGACCCTGATCTTCTTCCTGGAGGTCCGTTTCCGGGTCCGCGAGAACATCAGTCAGTGCATTTACGCCGTCATCGAAAGACAACGGCTCGTCGTTACCAGCGGCCGGAGCCGGGTTGGTGTCTGACATTAGGTTTCCTGTATGTTGGGCCGGGAGTCGTTACGCGAACGAGCCGGCGTCTTCCTGCACGTCTGCCGCTAGGATGTAGCGGTCGAGACAGTTGCGGATTTCGTCAACGACAGCGACGCGCTGTTGCCAGCGCACGATCACTGCGTAATTGTCAGCATCGGCCGTCGCGAGCGCGTTGAGTGCTTCCGAGCGGATATCGGCCATCGCCTTCTGGAATATCTCGTCAGCCTTGAGCCTTGCGGCTTCCTTGGCGAGGTGGCTGCTCACGCTACCGTCTTAACGTTGATCTTGTCGCCAGTCGCCAGAGGCCCAAGCAACGGGCTCTCAAGGCCGGACGGGATGCCAAGGCCCGCACTGGTCGCGCTCGTCTCGGTCGTCGCCTGCGCATCCGGCGTGCTGCCAAAGGCCACCAGGATCGCCGTGGTCTCGGTATTCAGGACAAGGGCATATTCGCCCTGCTCTGCCGTGATCGTGGACGTGCTCGCGACGCTCAGGACTTCCTTTTTGCGGATGCGGCCCGCAGCAGTCCCGCCGCCGCCCGCGCTCACCGCCTTCACAAAGCAAACGACTGCGCTCATTTGGTTGATCCTATCTCGCTAACCGACTTCCGGGTGGATTACCCACTCGCCGCACCAGTCGTCTTCCAAAATTTTAGGCCATTTCTCGACAAACCCGGGAGGCCGGCGATGGCACTCCAGATCATACCCGCCCTCCGGATGGTCGGCATCTCGGGCGAACTTACAATTGTCGCAACTCTGTTTGTCCAAGGTCATTTGCCATCCCCTCCCGGCTTGGCCTTCGCCTGCTCCATCTTCTGATCATGAGCCTCTTGGCTCTGCATCGTCTTGAACACGCCCGCTTCCATCTGCTGGCGGTGCTGCTCGGCCTGCTGCGCCATCTGCTGCTCGTGCATCTGACGCTTCATTTCGAGCTCGGCCAGCTTCAATTCGCGCTGCAACTGGAATTCAAGAATGGCAAGTTCCTTGTCCATCTCGAACTTCTGCTGGGCCTGGATCATCTCGGCCTCAGTCTTCCGGTTCTGAGCCTCGATGTCGGCCTGCATCTGCACGGCCTCGATCTGGGCCTTACGCTCGTCGGCCTGCGCGTCCAATTGCGCCTGCTGCTGACCGAGCTGAAGCTGCGTCTGAGCCTTGACCTGCTCTTTCTGCATCTCCGGATCGGGCCGGTTTGCGGCCTCTTGCTTCATTGCCTCAAGCATCTCGGGCTTGATGTCGAGGTAGAACTGATCCGGGTTCTTGATGCCGGCGCTTTCAGCGAGCTTTATCGCTGTCATGTTGATCTTTGGCACCATCTCCAGCGCCTGGGCCGCGAAGCCGCCCTGCGCCAGCCGATCCGTCATCGCCATCTGGACGTTCAGGATCGTGTTCAGCATCGCCATGTCGCGATCCCGAGAGCCCGTCCCGAGGCCAATGTTGATCGTGGCGTCCATGTTGGCATTCCACGCCCGCGGGTCCATCTCAACCCACGTATCGCGAAGCCGGATGGTGCGCGGCCTGTCCTGATGCTTCACGATCAGCTTCAGGATCTGCCGGAACACACGCCGCCAGCCCAATTCAGCCTGGTTGCGCGCGATCAGCTCGATTTGCGAGTACGCCGCGTCCTTCTGGTTCTGGTTTGCGGTCGCAGTCTGGTTCTGAAGCGCCTCGGGGTCCAGCGCCATGGTGGACCGGGAAACGCCCGTTCGCATCTCACGAACGTTGTCGAAGTGCTGAAGGGCCAGCAGGATTTTGTCCCCCACGTAGGGGATATCAACGGGCTTGATGGGGAGAGGAGCGGACCCCTTCTTGCGCCAGATCGTGGACCCAAACCGCGGGCTTCGAAGTGTATCCGGGTTGACAACCGTGCCCTCCTCGGCCTCGGTCATCGGGTTATTCACCCAATAAGTATTATCCAGAAATCCGCGAGTTAGAACAGTCTTAACGCGTTGAATGTCTGAAACGTCGTCTGCTACCGACCGAGCGTCCCAGCGATGCGGCACAGGCTCGCAGGGGATGTCGGAGAACGGCACATCATCGTCCCAGACTTCCCAGTCCAGGAGCTCGCCAGTCGCGCCCGCGCCCGCGTAATAGGCCCGCACGGTCTCGGCAATGCCGTCCCCGTCAACGTCCGCCTTGACGTAGCACTCGAACAGCTCGACGAAGAGCATGGACTCATCGCCGACGTTGTTGAAGAACAACGAAGAGGCATCGTCCCGAGAAACCTTCTCTTGCTGAAGGTTCGAGAAGCGATCAACCGGCAGACTTTCGACTAGATCGCGGTCAAAGCCCATCCGGATCAGCTCCGAGCGCGTCGTGTCCCGCCGATGCGCCACGAAACGGGCATCCTCGATGCAGGTTGCCTCCCGATCAAGGAGGAAATCTTCCGGCTCGATGCACTCCACCTTAAGCCGGCCAGTGCTCACGACACGCTTGACCTTCACGTCGAAGGTCTGAATTGGCATTTCCATCA